TAATCACTTAAATCAATGTTTTGATTGCCCATCTGCTCTTGCAGCATTCTTTCAATGTCTGCTTCGCTTAAAATACCCGCGCCTCCAAGAGCCTGGTTTATGGCATCTTGTACTTGCGTGTTTGTTAGAAAGTCTGGGAGCCCCATTTTTTGTAAAACACCGGCCTCAATACCGCTGGTGTCCATGCCTTGAAACAATTCTTTTGCATCGGCGGCGGTCATAAAACCACTAAGATCGGGTCCTTGAATTCCTTCAATAGCATCGCCGATCATCTGTTCTATAGATGTTCTATCTGGGCCTCCCTGTAGTCCAGCTAATGCTTCGTCAACATCTGCTTGAGAAGCAAACCCGCTAAAGTCTTGCCCAGCAAGCGCTGCTTCAATGGCTGAGTCCATGTCTCCCTGTTGAGCGTATCCACTAAGATCGGGTCCTGTTTGCCCAGCAAGCGCATCGGAAATCATTTGTTCTATGGATACACGACCGGGACTGGTTTCCATCCCGCCTATGGCTTGATCGATGAGCGCCTGTATTTGTGCTGGAGAGAGCGTACTGGACTTGTCTCCGGCCGGGTCTTTCTTAGGGTCCCATAACGGATCGTCAAAGGGGTTCGTTTTGTTTGGTCGAATTGGCATTATCTTTTCTTGGCTTGTTCCATTTTTTCACGAGAAATAGATGCTCTCAGTGCTGCGATGTCTTCTTGGCTTCTCATCTTCTCTTCGTCGGTTTCTTCCCGCACGTTCATTTTTTCACGCTCAAGCTCTAGTTTCTCTTCAGCGATGCGTTTGTCGTCTTCGTTCTCTTGTGATCTTATCATAAGTTCTTGTTGTTTCAATTCTAGCACGCCTTCATTGCCTTGAGCCATTTCCATTGTTTCATTAATTCTAGGCATTAACTCATCCAATAGTTCTGCTTCAACTTGTGCTTTAAGTTGTTCTCTTAGTGGATTAGGCGGCATAGGCTGTGGAGGCATTCCCCCTTGTTGTGCCATCATCATTTGTTGCTGTTGCATTTGTTGCTCTTGCATCAACTGTTGTTGCAATTGTGGGTCTTGTTGCGCCATTTGTTGCAGTTGTTGTTCAGCGACCTGTTCCGCTTTAAACGCAACATGTTGAAATATATTAGAAAGTAGGGTTGTCGCCACCATGGGGTTCATTTTTGCCATTGCGTTTTCTAAAAAAGATATGTGTGATTCTATGTGTGCATCATGGTCTTGCTCCGGAAACGCTTGTACGGGCGTGCCCATTAAAGCCGCCGAATTTTCTAAAGCTGGGCTCATTGGTTCTGGTGGAGGTGGATCAGGCAGTAAAAGTGTTTCAATGTTCTCTGATCCAAGTGCAGTGTACATTCTACGATACGCCTCTTTAATATTGTGGATTTCCGGGTTGCTTTGCACCAGTTGTAGCTCTTGTTGCGCCAAAGAAATGCGTTGTGCAAAAGAGAAAAAGTTTGGATCAGAGACCGGAATGACATCAACGCGACCGTCAAAGTCTTGTTGCTTTATCATTTGGTCTCCACCGACAACCTGATAAGGGTATTCGGGTGGAAGAAACTCTGAGAAAACTCTGGCTAATATTCTAAACTCTGTTTTTTGGGCATAGTGCAGTCGTTTGTGGACCGCGGACATGACCTTGGTCCCCTGTTCCATGAGTGCCAATGTTGTTCCAACCGCCGCTTGGTCGTTTCCTTCGCCCACTTGCATGTCGGTGATGGCCGCGAAGCGCTGACCGGCTTCAACACAAAAACCCATTAATTGGAATAAAGTACCGCTTGGCTCTTTATAGGGGAGAGGCATCAAAGAATCTTTTAGAGCGCCGCCTGGTGCGTCTACGTCTCTAAATTCTCCGGGTTCTAAAGGTGTCTCATCGTCTCTAATTCTTATGCCTCTGGCTTTAAAACCAGCGGGTAAATTTGCAAGTGTTCCGGCGTCAACGAGTTGTCTGAGTGCTGCTGTTGCAGTTCGGGACAGACCGCCGATCATGTGGATTAAACCAAAACCGTAGAATCCGAGTCCTGGAAGAAACTTATAGTGAACAAAATAAGGTATCTTATGTTTTAACGGGTCGTTCTCGTCATAGTTTCTACGAATCGAGAGAACTTGGCTGGAGGTTCTGTCCAGCGTTACTATAAAAGGTAGGTGTAGTCCGTCTGGGTCTTCAAAGCCAGGCATTTCCATGCTGACGTGAAATTCAAGAATCTCGTACATCATGTCGTTGCCCGAACCACTGATGCCTTCGATCTGTTCTACTTTGTCTTGCGTCACTGTTTGTGTGCTGGTGTACGCAGGCGTTACCTCAATGTCTCTATAAAATCCAGACAACTGTTGGTTGCGAATATCATTGTAGGACATCTTCACTACGTGCGTAATTCTTGTGCACGTTTCTAAATCACTTGCCGCATACGGCACCACCAAATCTTCGACAGGGACAAATTTACTGACGGCTCTTTGTAAAGACGGATCGTAATAAACTTTCTTAAATGCAGAACCGGCCAACGGAAGATAGAACAACAATTGATCCATTTCTGGAGTGTACTCTTCCATAACACAGGTGATCTCATAGTTCATAAACTCGCGAACTCGATCCGATTGGGCTTCCACTTCTGGTGTAGCCATACCAATGATTTCTGTTTTTACCGGTCCTTGAGCGGGCAGTAGTTCTTTAAAAGCAGAGGCTTGAAATTGTGTAACCGACTCAGCAAGGAGAGGGTGGGTGACACCGCTTGCGCCCGGAAACGGACGGTCGCGGTCTTCGTATTTAAACCCGAGAAGATCCAGTCCTTTGACATAGGCATCTTCCCATTCGTCGCGGCTCATTCGGTCTTCTTCAAAATCGCCCAATAATTGAGCAGCAATTGCACCGAGTTCGCCTTCATCCATGTATTCAGCAAGGTTTGCATTAAATGGAATCATTGCCTCGACGTTCATTTCATCAGGCATAAAGTCAAGAACGGCACTGCCGTCTTGTCCAAAACTGACCTCTACATCGCTGTCCGTGGGCAACGGTGCTTCGATCTCGACTTCTTGACCAGCCTCAATGTCTAGGTCAATAAGGTCCGTGACCCGATCAATATTGGTCGGCTGTTTAAATTCATCTACCATGGGTTTCTAGTATACGCCTGTAAAGTTGGTGCCTCTTTCAGCGGCTCTACCGCCTTTAGATTTACCTTTTCCGGCGCCCGGCTGTGGTCCTTTACTGGTCTTCATTTCTTCCGTTTTTGCGTAAGGGACAAAGCCTTGGCCTTTTATTTCCAAGCCTTTATTTATTTTAGGGGCTTTTGCCATTTCTCTTCTCCAGATTTATTTAGTCAGTTTATCTTAACAAAGGGGTTTTGTCGATCAAACCTCCTATTCCTTTTTTGGGTATTTGTTTTGGCTCTGCATAGGCCTGTGGACGACGGACCATGGATCCTCTCTGTCGGAGAAAGGCGCCCAATAGTTCTTTGTCTGTCTTTTCCTGTGCTGTTGCCATTAATAATATTCTTTTCTAGGAGGTTTATAGTCGTTGTCCATCAGTTCATCTGATTCTAAAGCAATAAAGCCGCCTTGTCGATAACGCATCAAGGCTTGTGTGGTCGAATCCACCAAGTCGTCGTGGTCGCCAAAAGGAAAAGCAGCGCACTCTTCAATCAATTCGTCCGCCCACCGTTTGTCCGGGGCCCAGACCATGCCTGCTTCCAAAAGCGGGGAAACGGCGTTGACTCTGGCAACCTTGTCTTGTCCTTTGTTCGGCGAATAGTTGAGCACGGGTATTCCGGTCTGTCTCAATTCGTGAGTCAGCGGAAGACCACTGGCCTTGGCTTCAACAATCACGATGTCTGGGTCCCAGTATTCGTACTGTTCAAAGGCTTGGTTCTTAAGTTCAGGGAAGTTCCAACGCCCTTTTCGGACATCCAGCAGCAATAAATTGGGTTCTCCGCCCTCATCGGGGTAAAACACGCACCATGTGGTAATGGCTGAAAAGTCGGCAGTTTCCTTCTTGGAGAACGCTGTATCGTAACTTTGTATGACAAATTGCATGTTTGGCACCCGTTCTTCCTCCCAAATCTTCCACCACTCGCGTTTAAGAATCGCACCTTCTTCAGAAGTGGGGTTCTGCATCCATTGTGCTTCCCATTTGGACACCGGAATCGAAGCCTTTACGCCTTCTAATTCTGGCAATGTCCAGTATTCGGGCCACAGCGCTGTCCCGCTGGGCATGATGGCTGGAAATTCCACCACTTCCCATTGGTCTGCGTGTTCTTCACTTTGTTTATTCAGCAGCCTCCCTGTCAAATCTTTGGTGCTCCAACGCGTCATCACAATAATAATCGCCCCTCCCGGTTGCAAACGTTGCCTTGGACCGGAAGAATAATATTCCCATGCGTTGTCCAATGCCGTTGGGGATAATGCGTCTTGTTCCGAGTGAATGTCATCGAGAACCAATATATCCGCACCACGGCCCGTGACCGCACCGCCAATACCCGAGTAAAACGCCTCACCCCCGCCGTTGGTTTCCCAACGTCCGGCGGATTTGCTGTCGGCTTTTAGTTGAACATTGGGGAAAACGCTCTTGTATTCCTCAGAATCAATCAAGTCTCTGACTCGACGACCAAAACGAAAAGCCAGTTCTGCTGTATGTGTGATCTGCATGACCTTTAGTTTCGGGTTTCGGCCCAGAATCCATGACGGAAAGAACGTGGAAGCAAACTCACTCTTGGTGTGTCTGGGTGGCATGTTGATAATCAGCCGTTTTAGCTCTCCACGGGCCACTTGTTCCAGCTTATCTGCAAAAATCTTGTGGTGCTCTCCCTCAATAAAATCGGGCCACATGTGTTTTATGTATGTGATAAAACTTTCTTGGCCCTCTCGTTGGAGCGCTTTTGATTGCAGTGCTTCTTGTAGTTCTAAAAGCTCTTTTGCTGCATCGGGGTAGCGTTCGGCGAGCTTTTTAGCATTGACTTTAGTCGCAGACTTTGCAGACTTCGGCATTGTTGTCCACCAGTTCTTCTTTGGCTAATGTCTCTGCAACGCGGCGTTGCAGTTCTTTATCACGGAAACCACGGTTGTACCAATACTGTCCTGCTTTTTCAGGGGTCATTTCAGTTTTCTTTTCAGAGCCCATACTTCTTTCTCCTTACTATTTCTTTTTTATATTTGTGTGTCTGTTTTGGCTTGGTGTTGGGGTTTTCGATGGCAGCGAGCAGCTCTTTCATTGCGGTCGCTTTTAAGTGGTTGTATTGGAGTGTGGTCTTTCCAGTTCTACGGTCGTAGTTCTTTTCTGTGGGTTTGAATTTAGTTGGCATTTTCTTTGTTGTGTACTACATTTTTGCACCACCAGTAGAACTCGCTTTCTCCCAGCACGTGTTTCATTATATTTATTCGTTGCGTCACTAATTGGACGTTGCCTATTATATATCCTTTTGTGGGATCTTTTCTATCAATACTCGCATTTAAGTCTTGTTTGCCTTCGCCACCGTGCCACGTCATAAACACTCCAGAGAGGGCACAACGTCCCCCTTGTTTGTGCCAAAGGGTTTTAATGTGGTCCAAATCAATGTCCCACTCCATGTCTTTTCTGGCGGCTTTAAGCTTAGAAAAGACCACGGCAATGTAGGTTTCTGGGGAAATATTGCGGGCTTTGTTTCTTTGGACAGAGGTGCAGCGTCGACACACATTGCGTTCTTTAGTGTATTTGTTTTTTGGTAGTTCTCGTTTGCAGGTAATGCAAGTTTTCGTTTTTCCCATATTTTTTAGTATACACAAATTTTTCCGGGGACCAGGGACTCCTAGAAAAAAATATAAAATTTTTCTGAGTAGGGACTCCTAACAAAAAAAGTGCGAAATTTTTTCTGTAGAAAATTTGTGTCTCGATCTTTCTCTTATAGTCAGATCACAGGAGCGCGCGGTGGACGGCGGGAAAAAGGTTTAAGCACGGAAAAGCTGGACGAAGTTTGCGCAATAGGATCCCCATAAGAAAAACCCCGACACCTGGGGGATAGGTGCCGGGGCTACTAGGGGTTGGGTTAGTGTTTAATAATACTCTTCCTCATACCAGCCTTCATCGTAGTCTTTAACGAGGGTTAGGTTTCCCTTGTTGTCAATGGCTTCAATGATAAGGTAGCCGAACTTATCGCACGCTGTGCAAGGGTGATCGGTTTGGTAGTGGTCGTTGTAGTTTTGGTTGTCCGTGGCTGGAGACATAGAGTACCAGCCTCTGCCGCGGCACGCGTCACACTCGACAGTGTCCCCGACTTCGGGCAGGTTTAGTTTTAGTTGTTCCATTTGGATTACTCCTAGTTGTTGATTGAGTACCCAGTATGACACATCTCCCATAAATGTCAAGAGCACTTGGTCCCCGGTTCAATATCAACAACTAGGAGATTCGGGGACCAAGCTCAGATGCGTGAAAGCATCGGTAACAAGTAGAACAACAAAAAGATCAAAACAATGGACAATCTCCGGATCATTCAATGGTAACAAGTATGCCAAGTATGCCAATGACGACAGCCACGGACACGGCGATTATAAAAAAGGTATCAACCACGGCTCACCTCCCACACTGATAAAGTTCTTCGCAGACGTCATCCAGGCCGATATTATCAACATATCCCCATTGGGCTTGATCGCTACCCCAATAACCTTTGACGGTACAACTTCTCGTGTGAATGTAAATGTTAGGCCCGCCATAAGTAACTGTGATCTGTGCCCCGAGATACTCACAATCACCGCTTACAACATATTGAACATCTAATATATCCTCGATGTAGTCCCAGGCGTGAGGTTGGAAGTCCTCCGGCTGGCCTTCCTCGTGCCAACGGTTAAACTGATCCGGGTCACTGCTCTTCAACCCGTCGGTGATTTCTTCCGCGATGCTTCGGCATCGGTCCTCCAGTTCTTGGTGAATTGATCGCTCCGGCTCTTTTGGCTTTTCGTTTAAGTATGAAAGATCGAATAGATTATTAAAGGTCTTTAATAGTTCCATGTTAATACTCCTAGTTATATTAGTTGAGTAACCAGGTTATAAGAGCGGTCCTATATTGTCAAGATCTTTTTCGCGGCCTGGAAACCCGGCCTTGGTCCAAGTCGGGTCATGCAAGGGTAACAAGTATCATGCAAGGGCAGCGAGCGGGGATCATGCGAGGGCGACAGGCAAAAGAAAACCCCGCACCTGAGTAGATGCGGGGCTGATCTAGGATCTTAGATCTAACTTTGTAGACCCAAAGACATTAGACGAGCAGGGATCACTTCGGTAGTGTTGCAATGACTGCACGCTCTGCCCTCAGTGATCGGGTGCGCATCGTGTCCCTGCGTCCAGTAGATCGCTCCTTCTGGAGTGCGATCAGGCTCGATCACGCTTCCACAGATGTCACAGTCTTTTGACTCTAGGTTTAGTTCTAGTTGCTCATTCATATTGTTCTCCTTTATTTATTGAATGTACCTATAGATTAACAGCTTATGGGACATATAGCAACTGGATCATGCAGGGCCGTAAAACCTAGATCAAAACTCTATCATGCAAGGGCAACACGGACAGATAACAAGCAGAGGCGACAGGCGGATCACGGACAAAAGAAAAGCCCCCGACATTTCTGACGGGGGCTTCTAGGTGGGTAGTTGGATTCACTTGGATAGTTTATACACTACTAACTTACACTATCAATCCTCGCACCTTTACTCATACGGAGAATCTCTCAATGAGTATCTCTTGAAGGGCGACAGTATCTCCATCTTGCTTCATGTGTTCGAGAACGATTTCTTCTTCGAGTCGGTTCTGCAAATCGTATGAGGTTCTGATGCCATCAGCGAACTCTTTTTGAGGAAGCACCATGTATATATAGTCTCCACTAGAATACCGATAATCTCTTTCGACTTTGGTTTCCTTGCTCGACTTGTTGTGTTCCCTAATTAAGTTGTCTCGCTTTTCTAAGAGGGCTTTCTTTTCGTCGTCCATCTTAGCGGTCTTCTTATCTAGTGCTTCTAAGTCTTTTAAAAGTTTGTTCGCTTTGGTATCTTTACTCGCTTTTTCGTTGGCGACTTTCATAACCTTTCTAACGATTGCTTTTGCAAGAGTTTCGATTTGTTTATTTGTCAATTGTTTTGCCATTTGGATTTCTCCTAGTTGTTAATATTGAACCTTTATTATATACGAAAACTCCCACAAATGCACAACTATTTTCCAACACCAACCTAACCCATTGCGGTTGTAATCATGCAAGGGCAACACGGACGGATAACAAGCAAAGGCAACAAGTATCATGCACAGGCAACAAGGACCGGTGACAAGTGTCAAAGGGCAGACAACAGGGAATCACGGACCTCGGTCCAGTCGACAGGGGACAAGGAGCTATATATAGCAGAGGCATCAAGCCCTTTATCAGCGATCTCACGCACTTCTTTGGCATGAAAGAGATAAACCCCATATTTTTTAGGGGTGGAAGGAGAGAGGGCCTTGACCAAGATAAAACAAGGAGAGTTTTGGTGTTCGATATGAAAGGCGATCTGGTGAGGGGAGAAATAAACGGACTTACTTTTGGCTACTTTCAACTCAATAGTAAATATCTTTCCGCCTTCAGTAAAGCCCATGAGGTCGGGAACGCCTTTTGTAGCCCAAGATTCTAACCTAACCCATTGAAATTCCTTGAGGTTGTTTTTGACTTGTTTCCAAAAATTAGATTCTAGTTTTGCCAAAGTAAATTCACCTTATGGGATTTTTATTTGCATTGTATATACAAAAGTGTATAGTAAGTAATATGACTATTTTTATATTAACAAAACCAATTATTTTAGGAGAATAATTATGAAACAATATCCAATCTGGAACATTATCAATTCATGTATCTACAAGGGCGCGAAGTCCTACGGAGTCAGAGATCAGGGAGACGTAGAAGTCAGAGTCGGCACCTCATCGAGGAACTCTTACAAATTCGTAGAGCATAGCATCACGCACCGCCTACACGATGACGGATCAAGAGAATACCGCTTTAAGGTTGATGGGAAAGTCATCAAGACTGGCCTCCTTAAAAAGGGCGCGGATCAGTTGGAGTTGATCTAATGAGTAATGATATAAGCAAAACCATAGCCGAAAATCTAAAACACGCCCTTGAGCTTAACCGCCTCCAGTTTGAACAGGCCCGCGTGCAGGCAACAAAACAAGCAGACGATCTAGGGATCACACAATTTGAGCCAAGAATGTGGTTCATTCAGCAAAGAATGGACGAGCTTCTGGGTGTTTATTCAAGGAATGATTGGGGAGGCGAGCAATGAGCGATAAAAGCAAAGAATTTATTATAACACTGCAAATAACGCAAACCCACGATATGCAAATAAGTGCTGATAACCGCGAGGTCGCAAAGAAAAAAGCCTTGGAAGAATACAATCAAGGCTTGGTCCAAGAAAGCTCCGTAGGGGTTGATGAGTGGGCAGAGGTTCTGGAGGCGAGCGATGAGTGAGGGCATAAGTTTAAAAGAGCTGCATAAAAAGTTTCCTTACCTTGATGAAATGGAAAAACGTGCAGACGAATATGACGAGATGACGGAAAAAGAAAAGAATCACGTTGATAATACAGACGGCTATGATTTTCTGCCGTTTACGCAGTATTGGGAGGAGGTTTTTCTTTCTCTTGGCAATGAATATAAAGCAAGTCCTGATTGTGCTAATGGTAATTGTGTGATCGATGAAGCGTTCCCTTCGGAGGACTATGTTTGTTGGGAGTGTAGATTAAACACGTTGCAATGGGATCACAGTAAATGGGGGTTTAAATATTATGAGTAATGGCGCAAAAGTTAATTTTACCTCAGACAATGGGGGAGTGGTTTATCTTGGTTTTGGACGTGGCAACATACGTTTTGAAACAGATGGAAAGACGGGCCAAACAAA